ACGACTGCCGGCAGCTTGCGGCACTAGAGCGGCGTGGGCTGCGGCGTCGGTGAACCCCAGCGCTCGCAGCAGGGCATAGGCGCCCAGATAATCGGTAGCGGTGCGGTACTGGTCGCGCACGGGGCCGGCGCTGGTCCAGATCGTCGTCCAGTTGATCCCCAGCGTGGTTGAATCGTCAACGTCGCTGGTGTCGGTGTCGAGCACCAGAATGGGCGCCTCTTGGCTGATCGAATCCTCAGGGTTGAAGTCCGAGGGCATGTGAACGAATGTTTCGCCCCAGAACGCCGGATCGGGCGATGCACCAGAACTGACGAACGTCCCCTTGGCTTGCCAGTGCTTGCCGGCGTGCTTCACCACCGTTCCTTGGCGGTAGAACGTGCCTGATGCGTAGGTCTTCGAGGGGGCGCCGCGGCGGATGGTCACCTCGCTGGTGCGGGTGACTCCAGAGCCAGGCAGTGGCCCGGTGCCGGATGCAGTCACCAGCAGCACTTCCTCTCCGCCGCCGGCCAGCACACGGCCGATCGCGCCGTTGCTGCGGGCCGGGTCGGTCTGGAGCACGGCGTCACGCTGCGGCAGTCTGGCGCTCGCCGTGTTGTTGAGGATTAGGCTGCAGCGCCGCTCGGCCACAGTGCGGGTGTCCACTACGCGGCGGATGTAGACCCGGCGGCCCACCACGTCATTACCCGGCGCTTCATTGGTGCCGGATTGCAGCGGGGCGGCGGTGATGCCGATCGATGCCGGCGCAGAGCTACTCCAGGCGCTGCTGCTCAGCGTGGCCCGCCAATCAGCACCAGCAGGGTTGTCGATCCAGATCCTGGTGCCCGAGGCGAACGAATAGCCCAGAGCCTGCAGCGCTGCAGGGTTGGTGGCGCTGCTCGGGTCGATTGCCAGGCCGTTGGTGAGCGTGATGGTAGAACTGGTCACGCTGGCCACAACGCCCAGCTCAATCCGGCGGATGTTGGAGGTCTTCTCGCTGAGGTTCAGCGGCACCCGCACCCGGCCGACCGCCCAGTTCTTGTCCTTGTTGAAGGCGAAGCCTTTGTAGCCCTTGGCCACGGCAGCACAGCCGCCAAAGGTGCTATTGCCGCCGTTGTCGGTGATCTCCCCGCCGGAGTCCACCATTGTCACTTCAGACTGGCCAATCCCGAAGATCGAAACCTTCTGGATGTACGCATTGTTGATCGCCGAGATGTGCCGGGTTTGGCGTGCAGGATCACGGCGCAAGTTGTCGGGCGCTGCATCGATGTATGCCTGATAGCCCTCCGTAGTGTTGGCCAGGTTTACCCAGTTTCCGCCTTGATACACCTGCCAGCAGCGCATATCCTTCTGCTGGTTGGTGCCGGTGAAGTTGGCGCACACCATGCTGCGCAGTCCGCTCAGCTTGTTGCCATCCCAGAACGCCCCGCCCATGCCGTGGTCGGAGCGGACCGACACGTTGAAGATGTACGAGCTGGCGCCCCTGGTGGTGTCCCACTGCGAGCTGGGCGCCTGGCTCTGATCGATCGGGCCGACGATCTCGTGCTCACTGGGCCGGGCCGTTAGCAAGGCGCTCGCCAGGTCGGCGCCAGTGCCAACGGCAGATTGGATCTTGGCGTAGAACGTGTCGAGCTCTGCCTTGCTGGCGGGATGGAACACGTCCAGCAGGTGGACAGATTCGGTATGCCCGATCTTGTCCATGGCCGTGAAGTCAAAGAAGAATCCCGTGCCGGAAATCTTCGAGATAGCCCGCCGGTTGCTGTAGTCCGCGGCCTCATCCGCCACCGCCGGCACCCAGTTCGGGCGGATGGTGGTCTTGCGCAGATCCAGCCCGCGCATTGAGCATCCACGGGGCAACAGCGCGCCGCCAGTGGAGGGGTTGAACGCGATCAGCTCGGCCGGGGTCGGGTCCTTTGCCGTGCCCCAGCTCGCCAGGCTGGTGGAGCCGCTGCCGGGGTCGTTCAGAACGATGTGGACGCCACCGCTCAGCACGATGGTCACGCAGTCCACGTGAGCGCGTGGGTCTGAATAGGTGTACCAGTTCTTGCTGGTGATGATCGCCGCTTCGATTGCGGCGCGGTTGATTGTCCTGAACGGCCGCGCCGAGGTGTAGCCGCACTCCAGGCGCTGCAGCTCGATTCGCCTCAGCTTCTGCGCGATTACCTCTTCGTCGGTTGCGCCGGCTTCGTGGCTGTTGTAGGCGCCGCCAACGAACCGGTCAGAGCCGATGTACGGATCAACGTAGAGGGTGAACGGTGCATTCAGGGGGTCAGCAACCGCAAGCGCACCCGCCACCACCCGGGCATTACCGCCCAGCTGGCGGAGCATGTCGATCAGGACGGCGATCTGATCCTTTGCATCCGCCTGGCTGGCAGCCACGTCAAGGGCGCCGCTTTGCCCTGCCCGCTGCAGCTGGCTCATCTGGTTACGCCGGCTCGATTCCTGCCCTCAGGCTATGGAGCCTCCTTTGCCAGCCTGATCTGGCCGGTCGCCACGAACTGCGCCGAGATCAGGATCACATCGGTGGCGCTGGTGTTCACTGCCGTCTTGCCCAGCAGGATGTCGGTTTCGTAGAAGATCCGCTCTCGCACGTGGGTGGCCACGTTGCTGTTGCGCTGGTCCACCAGCTGGAACCGCGCTCGGGCCTTGCTTCCCTGGCTGGTGAGCAACATTAGCCGGAGCATTCCTAGGCCGCTCTGCTCCCCTACTACGCGGCTGTGATCCATCTCCCCGTTGAACGATCCAGCGCCGCGCAAGGCACCCTTGGCGTACTCACCGAACGCCTGGCCGATTGCTTCCTGGTCCAACTGGGCCGCGTCCATCTCGAACACCCACCCAGTCAGATCGCACTGCATCAGCCAGCCGCGCTCTTCCGCGTCCGCTGCCGTGTCGCTCAAGACCTGCGGCACCGGTGCCAGGTTCTGAGCCGGTTGCTCACCATCGGGGATCTCCAGGTCCTCGATGGCCTGCAGCAGAGCCAGCGCTGCGGCCACGTAGCCGGAGCGGCTAGAGGCCGGCAGGATCAGCATTGGGCCGGGGCTCACGTTGCGCAGCGGGATTAGGCCCTGGCTGCCGCCATTGATCGCGTCGAGCTCGGTGGAGTAGAACCGCACGTCGTCCATCTCATCGCGGTGGATGTAGGCCGTGGCGGTCTGCTGAAACCCGACCGTTGCCGCTGACTCCCAGAACGCTGCCGATGAATTGGCGCTCCAAAATGCGCCTCCGGCAGTCCGTGCTGCCAGCGCAGGGCCCACGGCGGTCTGCCCGCCAGTCCAGAACGCATGGCCATCGGGGCATGGCGCAAAGCCGCTCGTGCCGATGCCCAGTGGCACGCCGCGCAGCCCCACCAGCAGCACCTCATCGCCCGACTGAAACGCCAGGTCGGTCAGGTCCAGTGACGGCGAGGTGCCGCGCTGCAGCCGCTGATCGGCTAACGCCGTGGGGGCTGGCCATTCGCGGCTGAGTTGAACAATTCCCTTGCGGCCTTCGACAGCCATTAGAACGCCTTGCTGGGCTTGCCGTTGATCACGAACGAGATGCTGACTTGGGTGCTGTCGCCCACACTGGTGGCGATGCCCTGCGAATTGATCAGCGCCGGCCCGGAGATGGACTTGCTGCCGCCCTTGTAGATCGTCATTACCAGATCATCAGGCGTCTCGCCATCATCAAAGATCCGATTAATCAGGTTTACCGTGGCCTGATCGTCGGTCTTGTAGAGCAGAGTGGCGCTGCCGGACGTGGTGCGCTTGCCGTAGGCAAACTCATCATCCATGTCGCCGACGCCGGTCGTCTCGAGCGTCTGCCGCTGGGTTTCCATGCTGATGCTGCGGACCTTGGCCACCTTCTGGCCCTGGAATCGCACCTCTCCGTGCGTTGCGTTGGGGACTGTCATTGGGCGGCCTCGACCTTTGCCTACAGTCTAAGCTCGGCCCTGAATGTGCACCGGCAGGTGATTCGCCGGCCGCCCTGCACACGGCTGCCCTCAGGGGGGCTGGTCCAGTACCACTTCAGGCCAGGGCCGGGGTTGAACAGGTCCACATCGTTGAGATTCTTGCCGACGATCGCGGGGAACGTCACGTCGAACACCTTGCCCCGTGCTGCCGTGTGCGCCGCTCTGATCAGCGCATAGGCCGCCTGGGTGATGTTGGCGAACTCCAGAGTCATCGGCGCATCGCTGGCGCGGTCGCCCCACTGACGCACCGACCGCACGCCGGACTGTGAGCGCATCTCGGTCA